CCAAACTACTGGCGATACGGGGGGAAGGGAGTAACGGTCTGTGATCGTTGGCGGATTGGGGAGGACGGCAAGACTGGTTGGATATGCTTCTTTGAGGATATGGGGCCCAAACCCACCGGCCACTCAATTGATCGTATAGATAATACCAAGGGGTATAGCCCGGACAACTGCCGGTGGGCGACCAAACAGGAACAAGCGGCCAACCGCAGACCGTGGGGGTCCGTTAACGGACGACGCCCCCTGTTCCCAGAAACACCCCCCATACAAAAATAAAAGGCCATTGCCAAAATTTTGCAATACAATCCGCCCAACAACCCGGAGTGCGATTCCCTCCCATGTACCACGCCAGCATCGATTACGACATCCCGATTGCAGACTACGCGCCGACTTTTGAGTCCCTTGAGACCCGGGTGGCTGCAGCCATGGCTGCAATCGTAGACACCGACAGCCTGCCGGACCCGTCCGAAATCACGGAATTCGACAAAGACAACGCCCGCGACATCTTTGCAGGCAACAAACTGGCCTCTGACGAAGACTTATCCTCCCCCCAGACGGTTGTATACCTGCAGTCCTTGCTCAACGAGTACGACAAGGTGGTGGTCAAGTCCGCATCCCAGATCAGAACCTACGTCACCAACAAGTTGATTGCCGAAACGGCCAACCCGGACCCCCGAATTCGCATGAAATCGCTGGAATTGCTGGGCAAAATCTCCGACGTGGGGCTGTTCACGGACAAAACCGAGATCACCATGCGCCATCGGCCGACTGAAGAGCTCGAGCAGATGCTGCGTGAGCGCCTGACGCGCGTAATTGAGGGAGAAGTGGTGCCAAACACGCCCTCCCGCCTGCCAGAAATCTCCGTTGACGACGTGGACACCAAGTAAACCATGCAGCTGACGCCCGAAATCGTCGAAAAATTGGTGAAAAGCCTCCCCCATGCCGAAGCTGCGGAGCTGTTGGCCATGTTCGACGAGCTGGAGGAGCGCAAAACCATCGCTGCAGCCCAAGACGACTTCTTGGCGTTCATTGCGGCCATCGACAAGTCCTACAAGTTTGGCACCCACCTCAAACGGCTGGGCCACCTCCTCATGGACGTCGAGCAGAACGTCAAAAACCGCATTGCCGTGTCCATGGCACCGCGGATGGGCAAGTCCCAGATGATCTCGATCTACTACCCGGCGTGGTATCTCGGCCGGCACCCGGACCACAAGGTGATCGTGGCGTCGCATACCTCCGATTTGGCCGTGGTCATGGCGCGCAAGGTGCGTAACCTGATCCAGTCGCCGGAGTACGCCCGGATTTTCCCCAAAACCAAAATTGCTGCGGACGCCAAGGCAGCGCAGCAGTGGAACACCACCGCCGGGGGCGAGTATTTCGCGATCGGTGTGGGCGGCGCGCTGGCCGGACGGGGTGCACACCTGATCATTGCCGACGATCCGCTGTCTGAGCAGGACATCAAGAGCGGCAACACCACATCGCTTGACGGTGTGTACGAGTGGTTCAGCGCCGGCTTGCGAACACGTCTGATGCCGGACGGGAAGATTTGCGTGCTGCACACGCGCTGGCACCAGCGGGACCTGATCGGCCGGCTGCTCAAAGACTCTGCCATGAACGAGGGCGGGGACAACTACGAGGCGTTTGAGTTCCCGGCCATCCTGAACGAGGGCACCGAAAACGAGAAATCGATCTGGCCCGAGCAGTGGTCGCTCGAGAGCCTGCAGCAGACCCGGGCGTCGATGCACCACATCATGTGGCAGTGGTATGCCCAGTACCAGCAGAACCCCACCGCGGCCGAAGCTGCGATCATCAAGCGCGACTGGATCAAGTGGTGGACCCATGAGGACCCGCCGCAGTGCGAGTTCCTTGTGCAGGCGTTCGACACGGCGCTCACCACCAAAGAGCGCTCGGACTTTTCTGTGTGCCACACATGGGGCGTGTGGTTCAACGAGGAAAACGGCACCCAGAACGTCATCTTGCTCAACTCCGTCAAGGGGAAGTACGAGTTCCCGGAGCTCAAGCAGATGGCCCACGACCAGTACAGTGAGTGGCAGCCGGACTCTGTGGTGGTGGAGGCCAAGGCCAGCGGTCAGCCGCTGATCGACGAAATGCGCAGGTCGGGCATCTTCGTGCAGGACTTCAGCCCGGGCAAAGGCCAAGACAAGATTGCGCGGCTCAACGCCGTGGCGGACATGTTCGCCTCCGGCCACGTCTGGTTTCCTGAGACCGCGTGGGCTGCCAAGACCGTCGAGGAGATTTTGGCGTTCCCGGCCGGTGAGCACGACGACGAGGTGGACACGATGACGCTGGCCCTGATGCGCGTGCGAAAAGGTGGCCTGTTGCGCCTGAGCACCGACCACGAGGATAATGAAGGCTTCCAGCGGGCCCGCCGGGCTGCGTATTATTAGGATTCACCATGGCAGCAGCAAACAGCATGACCTCTTCGCTCACTCCGGCCCCGTTGGGCTTGGGGGCGCTCTCAGGCATTACTCCAGACGACACCCCAGCGATCGAGATTGAGATTGAAGACCCCGAGGGCGTAAGAATTGGCGTTGACGGGCTCGAGATCGACCTGATGGCGGGGGAGGACGAGGCCCTTGAGTTCGACGCCAACTTGGCCGATGCCATGGACGACGGGGAGCTGGGCACGCTGGCCAGCGACCTGCTGAGCGAGTACGACACCGACGTTGCCTCCCGCAAAGAGTGGGTGGACATGTACGTCAAGGGCCTCGAAGTGCTGGGCATGAAGTACGAAGAGCGCACGGAGCCGTGGGAGAACGCCTGCGGGGTGTACTCCACCGTGCTGACTGAGGCCGCGATTCGCTTCCAGTCCGAGACGATCATCGAGACGTTCCCGGCGCAGGGCCCGGTCAAAACGGAAATCATCGGCGCGATCGACAAGCTCAAGGAAGAAGCGGCCGAGCGCGTGCGCGTGGACATGAACTACAAGCTCACGGAAGAGATGCCGGAGTACCGCCCCGAGCACGAGCGCATGCTGTACAACTTGGGGCTGGCCGGTGCCGCGTTCAAGAAGGTCTACTTTGACCCGAGCATTGATCGCCAGACCGCAGTGTTTGTCCCGGCCGAAGACCTCATCATTCCGTACGGCGCATCCAGCGCCCGCACCTCTGAGCGCGTCACCCACGTGATGCGCAAGACCAAAAACGAGATCAAGAAACTGCAGGCCGCGGGCTTCTACCGCGACGTGGACTTGGGCGAGCCCGCCACGTTCTTCTCCGACATCGAGAAGCAGAAAGCTGAAGACCAAGGGTTTACCCTCAGCGAGGACGGCCGGTATCAGGTGCTCGAGATGTGCGTCGACTACGAGCTGCCCGGCTACGAAGACCCTGACGGCATCGCGCGCCCCTACGTCATCACCATCGACCGGGGCACATCGCAGGTGCTGTCCGTGCGCCGCAACTGGAACGAGAGCGACCCCCTCAAACTCAAGCGCCAGCACTTCGTGCAGTACACCTACGTGCCCGGCTTCGGTGTGTATGGCCTTGGCCTGATCCACATCATCGGTGGCTACGCCCGCGCGGGCACGTCGCTGATCCGCCAGTTGGTGGACGCCGGCACGCTGAGCAACTTGCCCGGTGGCTTGAAGTCCCGCGGCCTGCGCATCAAAGGCGACGACACCCCGATCGCCCCCGGTGAGTTCCGCGACGTGGACGTGACCAGCGGCACCGTGCGTGACAACATCATGCCCCTGCCGTACAAGGAGCCCAGCCAAGTTCTGATGGCCCTGCTGAGCCAGATCACGGAGGAGGCTCGCCGCCTTGGCTCCGTGGCCGACATGAAGGTCAGCGACATGAGCGCCAACGCGCCCGTGGGCACCACACTGGCCATCCTTGAGCGCCAGCTCAAAACCATGAGCGCGGTGCAGGCGCGGGTCCACTACGCCATGAAGGAGGAGTTCAAGCTCCTGAAGGTCATCATCCGGGACAACACTCCGGGCGACTACGAATACGTCCCGAACGGCGGCAACCCCAAAGCCAAGCGGGAAGACTACGACATGGTGGAAGTGATTCCTGTGTCGGACCCCAACAGCTCGACCATGGCCCAGCGGATCATGCAGTACCAAGCTGCGATCCAGTTGGCCCAAGGCGCTCCGCAGATTTACGACTTGCCGCAGCTGCACCGCCAGATGCTGGAGGTGCTGGGGATCAAGAACGCCGACAAGCTGGTGCCGGTCGACGACGATATGAAGCCGCGCGACCCGATCAGCGAGAACATGGCGTTCCTGACTGGCAAGCCCACCAAGGCGTTCATCTACCAAGACCACGACGCGCACATCGCGGTGCACACGTCGATGATGCAGGACCCGCTGGTCATGGGCCAGATGGGCCAGAACCCCATGGCGCAGCAGATGCAAGCGGCCATCATGGCGCACGTTGCCGAGCACGTCGCGTTCCAGTACCGCAACCAGATCGAAGAGCGCCTTGGCGCGTCGCTGCCCGCACCCAACGCAGAGTTGCCAGAGCAGGTCGAGGTGCAGTTGGCCAAGCTGGTCGCCCAAGCAGCGCAGCAGCTCACGCAGATGCATCAGGGGGAAGCCGCCCAGAAGCAGGCCCAGCAGCAGGCGCAGGACCCGATCGTGCAGATGCAGCAGCAGGAGCTGGCCATCAAGCAGCAGGACGCGCAGACCAAGGCCCAGAAGGTGCAGGGCGATCTGGCTCTCAAGGGGCAGGAGCTGCAGCTCAAAGCGCAAGAGCTGGCCAGCCGTCAAGGCGAGAACCCAGAGCTTGCCGCCGCCAAAATGCAGCAGGAAATGGCCATGGAGCGCCAAGTGCACGAGCAGGAAATGGCGCAGCGCCAGCAGGAATTTGATCAAAAAATGGCCCAGAAGCAGCAGGAGGCCTCCATGAAGATGCAGGTCAAGCTGATGGAACGCGCAAACCAACCGCCCGCGGGCACAGGTGAATAATGGACATGCGAATTTGGGACCTCCTCGACCGAAAGCTTGAGGAGCAAGTCAAAAGTCATTCAGAAGCTTTGGTGGCTGGGCAGCCGAAAGACTACGCCCACTACCGAGAGTTGTGCGGGGTCATCCGAGGTCTCCAGACCGCACAGCTTGAACTTGGCGACCTCGTGCGTAAACTGAAAGACAACGACGATGACTAACTTCGACACCCAAGCGGTCGATTTGTCGGGCATTCTCAACAAGCCCGTTGAGGACAAAGCCAAGCAAATTCCTGACCCAGCCACTTACCACCTGCTGTGCATGCTCCCGCAGGCCAAAGAAGAGTACGAGGGCGGCTTGCTCAAAGCCAGCCAGACCATGCAGTTCGAAGAACTGCTGTCGCCCGTGCTGTTTGTGGCCAAGATGGGTCCCGATGCGTTCAAGGACGAAAAGCGTTTCCCCAGCGGCCCGAGCTGCAAGGTAGGCGACTTTGTTCTGGTGCGCCCCAACAGCGGCACGCGGATGAAAATCCACGGCACTGAGTGGCGCTTGATCAACGACGATTCTGTCGAGGCGGTGGTCCAAGACCCGCGCGGCATCCAGCGCGTTTAAGGAGACACCATGGCCGACATAGAGAAAACCGAATTCGAGTTTCCCGACGAGATCGAGGAAAAGAACGCGCGCGCCGGCGGGCGGG